TTCTCCACCCGGCCGATCTCCGGCTTGGAAGGGCCCATCCCGTCAGTGACCTGACGAGCCTTCTGGGCAGGCTTTGTTCGCGACTCGAGGACAAGCTCCTCATCTACCAGCTGGATACTACCCTTCTTAACGCCGGTTTCTGCCGCAATGCTCTCAATCCAAGTCTCCAAACATAGGTCGGAGATCCTAATCCACTCGCGTGAAGGGGTAGTGGTATTCTTGGCCCCCTCCAACTTGTTGTCCACGTAAGCATCCATTGCAGCCGGGGTCTTGGCCAATACCCCGGGGGCGTTGTCCGTCAACTTGGGACCGCCCATGACTGCCTTCGCAGACTCGGATTCAACTGGAATGTCCTTCTCGGCACAGGGAACTCCGTAGTAAACTACATTTGGGAGCTCACCCCACCATGCCACTGTCCGGAGCAGCTCACAATAGGCTGCGGAGCCCGGAACACAAACCGGACCATCGGTGTGTGTGTACAGTTCGAGACGCTTGGTCACTTCGTGGACTGTCAGTCCACGCCCTGCGTGCGAGTTCACGTACTTCAGATAGTCGTAAACCTCGGTCTTCAGGGTAGCACAGGAATCGGGTGATGTTGCCGTCTTGTACTTGATCGAAGCAGTCGGACATCCCGGAGTGCCGTTGGACATCACAAGTATGTCCTTCGTATACGGCCTCGTGGGGTCACGCGGCACGAGCACCACATTCTCACACCGTTTCGGTGTTTGAATACCAACTTCAGACAAGCCGTGCCCTTTTGTGCAACGCACAAGCCTGTGAACAATTGCGTAAGGCAAATTGACGGTTTGCAAAGCACAAAGGAACACGACCTGCTTCAGCTGGGCGGGTTGCGGGTACCGGATGACGTTGTAAACGGTGAATGCGGATTGATCCTCGTTCTCGACATAAACTATATCGCTTGCGGTAAAATCCCAAGCGTACTGCTTCTTGTAGATAGCAGTGGCCTTGTCCAGCCCGATAACCTCGATAAAAGTCGTATCGGAGTCAGCGTAGTATACGCTCTCGCAGGTTTTGCCGGCGAGTTCAGGGTAGAACGAAGTCCATACAATCATGTAGTGACCGGAGTGCTTGGCCAATGAATTTTCGTAGCCTAAGCAGTCCATGAGGGTCCGCACAACCTTCGTGCCCGATTCGAGATCGGTGGGTGCAGGGACGGGCGCGTGCGCCATATCCTTCAACGTATTGATGGAACGATCACCGAATGCACCATTGTCGCGGCGGTTAGACGAAATGCAGGTGTCTTCCTGCACAGCCTGAACCTTCTTGGCGACATCACGAAGGCTCGTCACGGTTAAGTGACGTGCGGCGGCGAGATACGGGTGAGTGCTTTCGGACTCCCCGGGCTTCGGCATGTTCTGACGGATCAGTGCCTCAGCAGGAACCTTGTAGGCCCTCGCCGCTTTCTGGAAGCGCGTGTTCGAATCGGTTGCATATCCTGCATTGACCTCATGTACTAACGGCTGCTCAGTCGGGGTACCGTTGTGGTATAAAGTGTGAGCTCGAATCAGAAGGTCAGCCCAATCTGACCTCTCTGACTCGTGCGCACGCAACCCTGACCGAGTGGTGATGTGAGACGCCTCGTAGCCCTTGGGATCAAAAATGTCTTCAAGGCTCGTCATTGGCGTGAAGGTGGAGATCGCGAAAACAACGCGCACCACCTCCTTGACCCAAGCAAGAATCCTTAGCAGAAAAGCCAAGAAAGCCCGCCGGGGCAGATCGTCCTTCGGGGGCAAGGCATCGCGCTCCTCAACATAGTCGAGGGCTTCACGACGCACTACCTTGAGAAGATCCCCAAAGGTGTAAGTGTTTGAGACAAAGGAGGAGGGGGTGCTGCGCGTATACGGCGTGC